CGCTATTGAGGAAGGTCTAGCCAATCGCACAAAGGCATTACGAGAAGAATTGGAGGGTAATTTTGAAAACTCTGAAAAAGCGCGTATAATTGCTGAAACGTCATTAAATAAGTTATTGATTAATGATGCGGTACAACGTGAGGCAATCTCTAGCGGTGTTAGAGAAACGGCTTTAGAAGATGTGTTAATGAGAGCATCTAGCGTCTTTAAAGTAAAAGACGGAAAAGCCACACCTTTCGATGGCGAAGATATAATTTATGGTAAAGACGGTCAAACGGCTTTATCGATGAAAGAATGGCTTGCAGGGCAGGCTATAACAGCGCCGCACTTGTTTAAAGAATCGACAGGTGCCGGTGCAGAAGATGGCAAAGGTGGCGGGGCTACTACAAAAACTTGGACTCGAAGTGAGTTCGATAGTAAAACCCCCGCTGAACGAAGCAAGTTCTTTAGTTCAGGCGGCAAATTAACTGACTAAAGGATATTTAAAATGGCTAACGTATTAACAGATTTAGCGGCAGATATTTATAAATCTGCCGACATGATAGGACATGAAGTAACAGGCGCTATTAGCTCTGTTATTGTCAACGCTGACGGCTCAGAACGTGTAGCAGTAGGCGATACGGTGCGGTCGCATTTCACGCGACAACCGGCTTCATCATCTGCAATCTCAGAATCAATGACGATTCCAGAAGGCACGGATCAAACCGTAGATAACAAAACCGCAACAATTAGTAAATCGCAATCTATTCAGATTCCCTGGACAGGAGAGGATGTGAAGAGCGTTAATAATGGCTCTGGCTTCTCTACTATCTACGGCGATCAAATTGTGCAGGCAATGCGCACATTAACCAATGAAATAGAAACTGATTTATGTACGGCTATTTATCAAGGCGGATCAAGAGCGACTGGTGTCGCTGGAACGACCCCGTTTTCTTCTGATTTTAAAGTGGTGGCTCAAGCGCGCCAAATCTTAGTTGATAACGGGCAAAAACCAACTATGGATACATCAATGGTTTTGAATACATTGGCTGGTACGAATTTGCGTAATTTAGCTCAACTTCAAAAAGCAAATGAATCTGGCAGCACGTCATTGCTTCGTCAAGGCGAACTGCTTGATTTACAGGGCATCAGCCTTAAGGAATCAGCACAAGTGCAGGCTCACACTCAGGGTACGGGGGCAGGGTATCTAGCAAGTGCCGCAGCTTCTATTGGCGATACAAGCATTAGCCTTGATACTGGTACGGGTACTGTTCTTGCTGGCGATGTTGTTACCTTTACAGGTGATACTAATAAGTATGTGGTTGTAACTGCTTTAACTGGCGGCGTTATTGTAATTGGCGGCAATGGTCTAAGGGAAGCATTGGCAGATAATACAGCAATGACTATTGGCGCTACCACTACTGCATCAAACTTCGCTATCAAACGAGGGTCTGCTGAATTAATCATCCGCGCTCCCGCAATGGTTGAAGGTGGCGATGCTGCAACGGATGCTATGATGGTTTCAGATCCACATTCAGGGTTAGTATTTGAGATTCGAACTTATAAAGGGTATCGCAAATCAATGCTTGAAGTGGCGTGTGCATGGGGTCAGAAGGTTTGGAAAAATGACGGTATCGCATTGATTCTAGGCTAATAAATAAGGCGGCTCTTTATGGGTCGCCTTTTTAACAAAGGGTTAATAATGTCAAAATTAATAAAGATGCAAAAAGGCGAAATATTAGCCGATGTACATCCCAATATGATCGATGATTATAAAAAAGGCGGGTACGAGGAAGTAAAGCAGGAAATCAAAAAGAAGGCAGGAAATCAAAAAGCATCTTCGGAGACTGGAGATAGCTAATGGCTCAAGCGACAATAACCATTGATGCAACGATAGGTGGAGCCGATACAAATAGCTACCTATCGTTAGCTGATGCAGACAATCTCATCCATCAGCGGCCATTTCATAGCGCGTGGGATAGCATAACGGACGACGAAGAGAAAAACGCAGCTTTAGTCTGGGCTACTCGGATATTAAGTGGTTATTCATGGAAGGGTTACATCGCAAGCCAAACACAAAAGCAAGCATGGCCACGTAGCGGCATATATGACAAAGATGGGCGGGCGCAATCATCATTAACTTATCCTGAATGGCTAGAAATAGCATGTTCAGAGCTGGCTTTTAATGTAGCTACAGAGGATAGACTTGCTGATTCTGGTACAGAAGGGTTCAGTGAAATTAAAGTTGGTTCCATTGCTTTAAAGATTGATAAATCAGATAGAGTTGATCAGACACCTGATTATATTATCGATGGGTTTAGGTCTTGGCTCAAATCAGCTAAACAGAATAATGCGTCCGTAGTTCGTGTATGAGTTTTAATTATCAAAAAATAGGTGGCATTGCATCAAAGATATTAAAGAATTTTGGACAAGAGGCAACATTTACCACTAAAACGACAGGTCACTTTGATCCTGCAATCGGTAAAGCGCAAACAACAGAAACAACATTTACAGGATATGGAGTTAAAGAGGCTTACACAAGCAGAGAAATTGATGGGACATTAATCCAGGCAGGAGATATTAAATTCATGCTAGAAAACACATCAACAACGCCAAGTGTGAGCGATACATGCTCACTGAATAGTATTGTTTATCGCATAATGTCTGTTGATCCTTTAGAGCCTGCGCTTGATTCTGTTGTGTACGTTTTAAGGCTTAGAAAATGAGTTTTAGCGATAGTATCGATAAATTTGTTCAAGGCACTAAGAAAAAACAGGAGCTTGTTTTTAGAAAGTCGTCTCTAATTATTATGAATCAAATTATTAATGGGACCCCTGTCGGCAATCCTGATTTATGGGAAAATAAAGAATTATGGTCAGAGCTTGGCTGGGTTGGCGAAGGCTATAAAGGCGGCGCTTTACGTGCTAATTGGCAAGGCAGTATAAATAAAGCTGCATCAGGTGAAGTTAATAGTACGTCTAAATCAAAGAGTGATGACAGTGCTAAAAAGACCGCATCATTTGCGAATGTTGGTGATAAATTATTTTTTGTTAATAATCTACCTTATGCTAGACCAATAGAAAACGGTCACAGTAAACAAGCGCCGGCTGGCATGGTTAAAGTAGCTGCTGCTAATTGGCAGGGTATTGTTAAGATTGTTGCAAGGGCCGAGAGATGAGTTTTTTAAAAATAGGCGCAGCACTGGATAAGCGATTATCAGAACTTGCGGATTTACCACCTGTTTCATGGGAAAACGAGATCCATAGTCCGACTATCGGTGAGTTGTATTTAAGAGCCACTAATTTAACGGGTGATTCTGCTGCTGAAAGCGAACAAGATTTAAATGTAGGCGTTTATCAGATTGATGTTTTTACAGAGTCTGGCACTGGAAAATATGAAAATGAGACAATGGCAGATAAGCTAGCTGATTGGTTTAAGCCATTGACGGAACTGATTTATGATGGTGTGACCGTTGTTATTAAAACGGTAGATAAGTCGCCAGCCTTAACGAATGACGGCTGGTATCAGATACCCGTAAATATTACTTATTACTCATTTACAGACAGGAGATAAACAATGAAACTATATTCGCCATGCGGAAAGGCAGAAGTGGATTGCCATCCCTCCCAGATCGATAATATGAAAGCAAGTGGCTGGACGGAAGAAAAACCGAAAGCAAAAAAAATTAAACCAGAAACAAAAAAAGAGGAAGTAAACAATGGCTAATCAATTAGGTAACAATGGCACGGTAGAAATCGGCGGTAATGAAGTCGCAGAAATGATAGATTTTTCTTACGATGAAGGCGTGGCCATTATCGATAATACGCCTCTTGGCGCATCGGCTGATACGCATTTGGCGGGCACAACAAATGCAAATGGCACAATGAATTGCATGTGGGATAAATCAGACGCGACAGGACAGGAAGCGCTAACTATTGGCGCGTCTGTCAGTATTGTTTTTTATCCAGAGGGCAATTCTAGTGGTAAACGAAGCGAGACAGCAACGGCAACGGTTGAGAGCGTGGGTGTAGCTGTGGCTAAAAATACAGTAATTACTCGTAATTACGGCCTTAATATTAACGGCGCAATCACTAAAGCGTTGGTAGTTTAATGGATATTGATCAGCTTTATACAGTTGATGACCATGAAGACGGAGCAGAGATGCAGCTGGTTGATACAAATGGTAATAAGATTGATATGTTTATTACTTTGGTTGGCTGCGATTCGCCTACATGGACTCAAGCATTAAGTAAGCTTAGAAAAACCCTTATGTCATTACCGGAAGATGATAATGGCCAAGGAAAAATCGAAGCGAATGCAGAGGCAATGGCTTGCGCATCATTAGGATGGAAAGGGTTTACCGATAAAGGAAAAGAATTAAAATTTAGCAAAGCCAAAGTAAAACAGCTTTATACCAATGCCCCCTATATTCGCGATATGGCAGACGTATTTATTGCAGGTCGTGTAAATTTTAACAAAGGCAAGTCCAGCAAGTAAAAGACTTTGACGCGTGGACGTTTGAAATGCACCGCTACGATAAAGGATCAAGAATAACTA